TGAATACACAAGAGGTTTGTTTCCTAGTCAGATCTTTACAGTAGCTAGTGCTAGTGGTGCTGGTAAGTCCACGATATGCAGAGAATTATGCCACCACTTCCTTAAAAGAAATATCAAGGTTGGTTACATTGGTTTAGAAGAATCAGTACAAAGAACTCTTCAAGGTCTTGTAGGTATTGACTTGAACATTCCTTTGCACTTAAATGAAGATGGCATAACTAAAGATGATCTGCGGATTGCGTTTGATAACCTTACATCAACACTTGTCTGGTCTTGAACTAGATAATGAACGCAAAGCAATAGATATAATAATGACCAAGCTAAGAAGTTTGAGTGAAGCTACTGGTATAGCTATTGTATTGGTCAGCCATCTACGCAGACCACAAGGACAATCACATGAGTCTGGCAGAGAGGTTGATACATCTGACTTGAGAGGATCTCATTCACTACTTCAACTATCAGATGTTGTACTGTCAGCTTCCAGAAACCAAACAGGAGATGCTAGTGAAAGGCAAAGACTACAGCTAAAGGTACTGAAGTCTAGACATACTGGTATGACAGGTGAAGTAGATAAGTTATTGTACGACCAGAAGACAGGTCGGCTTGTTGTATATGAGGATTTTATTTAGCTATGACTTTACTTATTGATGCTGATTGGTTGATCTACAATTCATGTTGTGCGTGTGAGCAAGACACAAGATGGAATGATTGGGAGCATACTCTTCACTCTGATGAAAGAGACATACTTAATCTGATAGAGAACAGACTAGATGTTTATAGAAGTATTGCTGACAGCAAGCATGACATAGTTATGTGCTTTACTTCTTACCCTACATTTCGTCATGAGATATTTCCTGAGTACAAGATCAACAGGATAGGTAAACGTAAACCACTAGCATTCAAGAGTGTTATTAAAGAAGTAAAAGAAAGATATGAAACTGTTGCTTATGAAAACTTAGAAGGAGATGACGTACTTGGTTTGCTTGCTACCAATGGCAGATACAAAGACCCGATAATAGTTTCAGTAGATAAAGATATGAGAACACTACCATGCAAACTTATAGCTGATGATTCTATAGAACATATTACAAACAAGAAGGCAAACAGGCATTGGTTTGAGATGTCGTTGGCAGGTGACGCAGGTGACGGAATACTAGGTATTAAAGGTATGGGTATGGTTACAGCTTCAAAGACACTAGCCAATACACCTGACACTAAAGAAGCACTATGGTCTAAGGTACAGGAGACATACACTAAGAAAGGTTACACGATTGCTGATGCTATCTTGAACGCAAGACTAACAAGAATACTTAGAGAAGGAGATTACGATTACAATACAGGTGAAGTAAAACTTTGGAACCCATAAAAGAAAGCACCAACAACGCAGTAGCATGGGTTGTTAGTGCTTCCTTGTTATAAGCAACTGACGCTCCGTCAGAGCAGTGACTAATTTAATAAGTTTGGTAATGGGTCTGGTTACTTAGTAGGCTAGATCGGAAGGGTTCCCATAACAGTTGCCTAATCTGTATGGTCCGCATCAGAGAGAGGTTGGCTGACCTAGTATTTAGCTAGGCATAACAACTCCGATCTAATAAAAACAACAGAACGATCCATCAGAAACTCACATCCTGATTTAACAGGAGGATATGTAGGGCCTGTTGCTAAATTACCCCCTTGTCTATAAAAGCACTTCTCATTGGTTTGGGGGAAGATCGACCTAGGGAAGAGACCGAATTATAGACTTGTAAAATCAATATAGCATAGATTTCCATAAAGAAAACCCCAAGAGGAACCACACCCTTGAGGTTTTCTTAGCGTTGCAACAAGGTAACCACTCCTTGTT